AGCCACCGCTTTTACCTGGGACATCACACCCGGGGCCGCAGCCTTTGCTTGGTTAGCCATCGCCTTTACTTGGGACATCACACCCGGGGCCGCAGCCTTTGCTTGAGCTTGGGCCTGGGCAGCCGCAGCCTTTGCTTGAGCTTGAAACTGCGCCATCATACCAGGACCTTGAGCCTTGGCCTTGGTAGCCATGACTTTACCTTGGGATTGCGCCTGCTTGGCCATGGCTTTACCTTGGGATTGTGCCTGCTTGGCCATGGCAGCTCCCTGCTTTTTCATCTGATTCATAAAAGATCCAGCTTTCGCCTTTTTGACTGGAGCCATTTAGTATTTACTAATATTTTTTATCACAACTACTTTTTAGATTTCGCGCGTCGTGTCGGCTTCGTTAACAATATGTGGTAAATTGCTTGTGCCTCTCTGAGCAATTTACCCTGTATCCGCACAAATGAAGATTTATCAATATTTAATCGTTCCTTCGCCTTCTTAACCGACTGGTTCCATAAAGCTACGGTCATTCTTACTTATTAGCTTTGATTATTTTTTTGTAGGTCTTCGTATTCTTAGAGGGGACGAGACAGAAAGTACCCCTCTTCTCAGCCTTCTCCTTCGCGATATCGATGAAAGCCTGGAACTTGGGGTTCATCTTCAAAGATTTCTTAGCCGCCTTACTCGCAGCCTTGGAAATAATACGACCATCCTTCATCGTGAGATCCTTTTTCGTGAGTCCACCACTCGTCTTGTCAGCGTTACCATGGAAAACTTCAGCGCGAGATCCAACAGTCATTTATCTTATGCTCTGAAAATTTTTTTGATATCGAGTATAGATATTTTATCTGTAGTTCTATTCACAGGAATTTGTTTCTCGACTCGTTCATCATTAAGCACTTTGGAACACACAATAGATTTGTGTCCCTGAAGCGCCATCATTTCCTCTTCCACGCTGACAAAACGCACACATTCCTTATACACCAACTTTTTCACATACACCGGTTTGGTCTGACCCGTCCTATGACTTCTCCCAATCGCCTGAAGTTCTGTGGCTGGGTTCCAAGCGGGGGCGGTAATGTATACTCTTGTCGCACCTTGGAGATTGAGCCCCTGGCCGCCACTCTTAATCTGAATGATAAATACCGCACCAGCGGCAGCCTTTTTGAATCCCTCAATCTGGTTCACACGTTCATCCCTCGGAACCGACCCATCAATGCGAAAAACCCGAGAGGAGGTAGCGAGCTCATTCTGGATATAGTTCATCTCACCGCGGAACTGACAGAAAATCAATGACTTTTCGCCTGGGTGTTCTCGAATCATTCTGAACAGTGTCTCCATCTTATTGGAGCGACCTTCCCATGAAATCGGCGCAGTCCCATTTTTCTTGGCAATTCCGTCAAGGTACATCGGGGGGTAAATCATACACTGACGCGCACGAAGAAGGCACTCCAAAATCACCATATTTTTAGCATTCAAACTCTGCGCGTCTCTGAACGCATCCCTGATAGTCTCCTGTGCTTCGAGAAAGACACATTCGTAAAGTGCCTTCTCTTCCGGGAACATATCAAGTTCTACATTCTCAAAGTAACACGGTGGGAGTCGCAGGCGTTCGTTAACCGATGCGAGATCGTCTTTGGTTCTTCTGAGAATGTAAATATCCTTGATATCTTTGGTCATGCCCTGAACAGTCGACTTTTCAAATCCAAAAAATACACACAGGGACACAAAGTCATTCATCGAGTTGAATACCGGTGTACCTGTCACGATCCACTTGATACCCGAGCGTAGACGACACATACTCTTACACAATTTCGAACCACTGTTTCGTATTTCATGTGCTTCGTCCAAAATAACCCGACTCCATTGTACGTTGTGTAATGGGGTGACACCCCCATTCTCAGCACCCTTTACAGTCATTACGGTGTACGGAGCAATTGTGATGTCACACGAATAATTCATCTTTCTGCCAGGTCCGTCAAAGACATGTACTTTCAGATCTGGCGCAAAGCGGTGAATTTCTTCAACCCACTGAGTGATAATAGATTTGGGTACGACGATCAGCGTGCGGGGTTTTGGGTTTCCGAGTATAGTCGCCACAAGCTGTACGGTCTTACCCAGACCCATTTCGTCACATAAGAACCCACCCTTGGGTCCGGATTCTTGATTTTCCATGTTGAGCATCCACATGACACCTTCATGCTGGTAGGGAGAGAAGAGACGCCCATTGAGGGTGTTCTTAGCACGGCTGTATTGCCCCTCAACAGACATTTTGATTTCACGTTGTTTTTTCGTTAATTGTTGGTCACTTAGGCAGAATTCAATCATCAACATACACATCTTCTTCGGGAAGAATTTCAACTTCACACACGGCTGGAGGAACTTCCTTCTTCTTGCGAGTCTTCTTCTCTCTGGGTTTGGGGAGTTCATCCAAATGTTCCCTGTAATAGAGAACCTTATCCCAAAATTCTCGCATGATCGGTAAATTGGTTTTCCACCATTCGGGGTCTCTCTTTACATTGGTAACATCGAACTCTTCTGGGCGGGGCCAATTGGTTTCTGCTGGTTTATACTGAATGAAGTCCGCTTCTTCCAGGTCTAGAATCTCCATACACAGTTGAAGCTGTGGCATATAATGTTCCGGTACTTCACCAGGGATAATTGCTCTCTGTGGGGGACACTTAATTTCAACCAATTTACCACTTTCAGTGACACCATCCGGGCTACCACCGAGCCACGTGTGAATCGGGTGTGGAACAAGACCCAGCTCATGGACGACCTCATTATGACGTTGTTCATAGAGTATTCTGGCCTCATCCTCGTACAGCTCACCGTGACGAGTGGCCGCATTGCCCATAAAACGCGGACCAAGTCCACACTTCTTTAAGAGAAGTTCTTCGGGGGTTTCATACTTATTCACACCGATGGCTGTTGCGGCGTCACTTGCGGTAAGAAGGTTGCCACGGAGGGCGAGCCACTCCTCACTTTTTTGTGCCGCATATTCCCTCTCAATCAGGGCCTTGACGTTCGGGTGCATGTTACTATGACATCGATTCATTGTTTTAAGCCAGTCCTTGTCTTTTAAAGTGTTCAATTCTCTGAAAAAAGTGTTTCGCAGCTTCCTGTTCAGCGTGTTTTTTACTCTTAGCACTACCCCGGCTCATGTATTGGTTATCAATGTACACGTCAATGTAAAAAATACCTTCGTGATGACCAGCGACCCGGTATTCGGGCAGATTATGGTTATTCACCTGACAATGGCGCATCAGATGATCCTTGAAGTTATCATCTACCATGATGGAATTCAAATCTATCATGTCCGGGTTGGTGTAAATCCTGAGTACAAATTCCCTAGCGTGAAGAAGGCCGAGATCCATGTATATGGCACCGATCAAAGCCTCAAAAACATCTTCTAAAATCTTCGGGTTATTGTTCCAGCCATTACGCATCCCTTTTTCATCCATGATGACGAGTGTATTGAGCCCCAATTTTGTTGCTATACGTGCTAACGTTTCACCACGAACGAGTTTGGTCCGCGCTTTCGTGAGGAAACCTTCTTGACGACTTTCGTACCTGTCAAACAAAAACTTGGTAATCACAAAACCAAGAACCGAGTCGCCTATAAATTCAAGAGTTTCAAACGATTCTGTAAACTGTTCATACTCCTTGATCGCCGATTTATGTGTAAATGCCTTTTGGTACAAATCAAGATTTTTGATCTTTGTACCAACAAGTTGTTCTATGTGTTCTTTCGTGACAAACGTCACCATGTTATTATTATGTGTATTTTATTTTTTAAGCCTCCTTCTTGACGTAATGGGGAGACAGGTACCTCTGCAGGTTCAAGTAGGTGACCTGTACGTCGGCAGGGGGTGCGAGAAGATCCCGGAGAGTGTCGTCGAGGATGATCTGGCGACCGTTTTCGGGGTGCTTGAGACCCTTCTCCAGAATATACTTGTTAATAAACTTGGTCACCTCGGAGCGAGAAATGAGCTCTCCATCGGGAAGGGAAAGGAACGCGCGCAACTTAGGCGTGATTTCCTGCTTCCTGTTAAACCCGTTGTTTTCAGCACGCTTCTTCGCCTTTTCGCCGTCGGGATCCTCCTGAGTGGTCTTGATCTTACGGATGAGTTTCGTAAGCGTCTTAATCTCGGAGCGGAGAGCGGTGATATCAGATTGAATGTTTTCAAGGGACATTATACCTATCTTAGAGGTTTAATCTTTAAGTCATGGAACACAAGAAAGAATAACGTAATTATCGTAAAGAAACCAAGAAGGTAATCACGGGTAAAGAATGCCACGTCCTTCTTTTTTTTACGCATAGGTCTCTCAATAATTCGGAACGGCTGTCCAGAACATCCGCCAGGACAGCACGCACTTGGGCATGGAGAAAGGTACGCCCCCCTCTGCGCAGCACAGAATTGTTTCTTGACACCTTTATACGCGTAGCACCGACATTCGTCTATGATACCGCAGTCCATAATAATATATCACAATATAATAATGGACGAAAAGATTTATTCGAGTGAAACAATTGAAAAATTTTTAAATACAAATTTACTTTTCAATGATTTGAAACTGAAGAAATATTTCGAACGTGACGAACAACGGGATCTAAAAAAATTCAGGGACCGTGTCCGGGGTACGTATCCTGATAAAGATTTCGAGAAGGTTGTATATGTTTTTGTCACAGATTCCATTCGTGATATCATCCTTCAAACAACTGGGGAATTGACTGAGTTTCTCAAGTCATCAGGTGATTTGATCATAAGTGGTGGGGAAGCTTTCAACATGTATGTGGATTTCAAGGATCGTATAGTCACGAGTGATATCGATGCTAAATTCGTTCCTCGTATGAAAGTTGACTCTAAATACTATGGAAAATTACAAGCCCTGAAACTCCTCTTATGGAACAAATTAGGAGAAATTGCTAAACGCTTGAATACACGCATTAAAAATCGTATAACGATACAAAAGGGTAAAATTGCCAAGTATCTCGGCATAGGGTTCAAAACGAGTGGGCCGTATGTCACCAGGCGATATACATTAATCAAGAAGAAGCAAACGAGAAACAACAATAACCCAGGTAAGGGTGATGTGTTTATTGACGTAGAGTTGTTTGCGTTGGATCTCAACATTCGGTATTTCTCCCCTAAAACGGGTAAAATTCGAGATTTCACATTGGGAGGCATTTTAGATATTCCTTTCATGCGACCAGACGAGTTTGGTTCCGATGTCGCTTTAACACGGAAGAAGGGTATTACCTACCGTAATGCGAACACAGGGAAGATGATCGTGAATAATAGTATTTTCGTTGCGAGTAAAGAGTTTTTAATCGATGACATATACCTCATGCATAAACTTAAATTGCGTCCGACAAAGAAGGAAAAGGATCGTAAGCGTCTCGTAAAACTCGGTAAGATGTTTAATAAGAATGTCAGTGCGACGGATTCCATTGACGAAATATTCAAAAAGGTTCAACCTAAAATCAGAAAGGTACCTAGGTTGAAACATGTGAAGACAGCGACCGTTAGTATCAATAAGGCTTCTAGAGTTAACCCACGCAACTATTCGAAATTTACAACGGAACCATTGAAGGATCGCCTGTCTAAGCAAATCGTACATGGTATTAAAACGATTACACCGGGTACACTCGTAGGAAATAATTATGAAAAGTCATCAGGAAGTAAACGATTTAACGTGAATAAACTCAAATGGGTAAATGTGAATAACAACGCGTATGTGAAAAATGAACAAAATTACAGGCCCAAGGATGCGCAAAAGTTTGGCAAAAATGTCAACATCGAAAAGACGTTGTACGGATACAGGAGAAACAGGAATAGCTGGCTACCTAAAACAATTCTAGATAAAGCAGCTGCTATACCTTTTGTTGGGTTAAAGAAATGATACACAATTAGAGTATAAATGATTTTTGATACACTTACCAAGAATGAAGATGGTTTCCGCTCCGTGAAGGTTCGTAACGACAACAAGCGTAAAGTTTTTGTCCAGTTGAACGGCGTTAAGATTGCCGACATCTCCGATGATATCGTTATCGACCTCGTTTCCGATGTCAATGCTGAGAAGATCAGAGCGATTGATCACGCAAACATTTCGGCAGCTCATGAGAATGCCACGGACTGGTTCGGTAAGGAGTTGTCGGAGGATGTTATCAGGGGAGCGTATACCACCAGTGCGCCCAGTGACCAGATCAGCTGTGACCGTATCGATGTTACCAAGGTTTTCAATTCCCAGCAGGAGACTGTAGATTTTGAAACTCTTCAGAAGGATCAATCATGTGACGTGATTCTTGAATTTTCAGATCTATGGTTCGCCAAGAAGACATTTGGATGTACTTGGAATCTTGTCCAGGTCAGACTTCATCCAGAGCCGATCGTTGATACATACCCAGATGAATATGCCTTTGTCGATGACGACCAATAAAAAAATTTGTTACTACTATATAAAGATGATTGCTAATATGTTCAAGCGTCACCAGTCTAAGATACTTACTCTCGTGGCCATTGCCGTCGTTATCTACTTACTCACTACCCTCAACACTACTTCCAAATATTCCATCAACGAGCGTGAGTACGTTGGGTTCGGCAGTGGATCGGCCATCGGCCCAGCCGCCGCTCCCGTGAATGGTGGTATGAATAAGGGTACAGGTCTCGCCTCCTCTCTCCTTCCCCGCGAGGTTGCCTCCGCCGAGGACTTTGGGCAGTTTGCCCCAGAAGACATACTCAAGGGTCAGAACTTCCTCGAACCCCGTGCCCAGGTTGGGTTCCCCGAAACGGTCGGTGGTGCGCTCCGCAACGCTAACCAGCAGATCAGGGCGGACCCCCCCAACGCCAAGGAGCCTTTCGTGTGGAACAACTCCACTATTGTTCCTGATATGATGCAGCGTAGTTTGTGTGCTTAAAGATTATGCAAATACTACATATAATGACGTCTGTTGGAGCTGATCTTTCTGTGAATGTTTCCAAACTTGTCGAACTAACTAAGCAACTTTCTGAAGCGAAAGCTGATATCAAAATCCTCAATCAGGAAGAGAAACGTCTCAAGGAAACTGTGAAGAAGCACATGGTTGAGCAGGGTATTGATACCATTAACCTCAGGAAAGGTAAAATCAGTATTCGCAAATCTGTCCGTAAGGGGGGTATCAATAAGGATGCCATTAGGGACGGACTTTTGAAATTTTTTGGTGGTGACGAAGCAAGGGTCGAAGGTGCCTTAAATGCCATTAATGATGGGCTTAAAGTAAAGGAAACAACCTCCATCTCGTTAACCGGTATAAAAGATAAGCCCGAGAAGGAAAATAAGTAAGTAACCATGGTTTGGAACCAATACGTATACGAAGCCACTAATGGATTTGATCCCGACGTCAGTGATGACGACGAGTTCAATGACGAACACACTCCTCTGAATATCGAAGACTGGGAAGTCGAATACTCAGAAGAACTATGGCACATGTGGAATAATATCAGGACAATCCTCTATGACGCTCATATCGAACCCAGTGGAGAGTTCTGTGACTTTGTAGAATTTTGCTACATTGAACACGATTCGTACCATGACCATGTCGTATCCGAAAATGAGGATCTTCTTCATTACATCTGGAAAAGAATAAGGAGGATTATCAACGATAACGGACTTCACGAAGAAATGATGCGGGGTGCCACCTTCTATCACTTTGTCGACTTTGCTAAAAATTATATGGGTTTATAGTAAATGATCCCTAACGTCACTTCCCCAAAAGTAGTCATCCCAGCCGCACTTTTTTTGGCGCTCAGTCCCGGTGTTCTCCTGACCGCCGACGGATCCAGTGTGTCGTTCATGAAGCGAGAAACGAGTCAAATGTCCGTGTTTTTCCACGCTCTTGTATTCTTTCTCGTGTACAGTCTCATCGCCAAGTCTATGGGCATTGTACTCACAAAGACCGATCTCATCGTGACAACTACCCTCTTTATATTACTAAGCCCCGGTATCTTGTTGACAATTCCGCCCAAGTCCGGGGGTCTCTTCGGTTCCGGGCAGACGAGTGTAGAAGCTGTCGCAGTACACGTGATCGTGTACGCCTTGGTATTTGCGATATTACGACGCCAATTTCCTCAGTTCTACTAGATAGGAGGATGAAATACCTTATTCTCGGACCGGCGTCCATGGGTATATTTTCATTAATTGGCGCCTTGAAGGCTGTTGAATCCAAACTGATTGAAGTTGAACAAATTTCAGGGTCTTCTGCGGGTGCGATATTAGCTTTATTTATAGCGATGGGTATGACGATAGATGAAATTCTTGATATATCATTATCACTTGACATATCCAGATTCGTTAAAATACGATTGAGTTCGTTCTTTACCACGTTTGGATTCGTTGATATGACCCCTATACGTAAAAAGTTAGTGGACATATGCGGCTCGGATCCAGCGTTTAAAGACCTTGATATGAAAGTATATATTTCAGCGTTTTGTATGAACAGTGGAGAGACGGTATATTTCTCCAGAGATACGTACCCCGATATGAAGGTAATAGACGCTGTTTGCATGAGTATGGCAGTTCCATTTATATTCGCATGTGGGCGATACAATAACGAAACCTACGTAGACGGTGGGACAAAAGAACAGTATCCGCTCACACCATTCTTAGACAAAAAACCTCACGAAGTGACGTGTATAAAAATTAAGATGGATAAGATTTATCAAGAAACTATAGATACCCCAAGACAATTCATTGAAACATTGATTCGTTCGACGTTATCAAATAGAATTGAGGATACCCGCCCCATCCACGTGATGGAGATAAATGTGGGAGATACAAATGTATTCAATTTCAACATGAGTTATGAGGAGAAGATAAAATTATACAATTTGGGATACACATTGATATAACTTATTTTTTTTGTTAGTTTAAAATATATGAAAGACCCGTGTAAACCGAGCACGAGTGTCAAAGTTCTCCGGAATGTTGTTAAAATCAAAACCGGAAAAAAGACCAAACTAACAAAAAGGAATATATGCGAAGTATTCACCGATATAAAGACAGGAAAACTGCCATTACCACCTTTGGTTCTCACCAGGGACCGTTCGTACTTACTCGATAAGAAGTCACCATTTACGTCAGGTGAATATGATAAATTGTTCGATAAAACATCGAGTAGGGCAGTTCTGAAACGACTGGCTGAAAAGGTCAACATAAAAAAAGTTGACACATTGACTAAAAGTCAGCTCGTCGATGCGATTCTTAAACGTCTCCAGTTTTTGAATATATCTGAACCTGTTAAACTCTCCGCAGCAGTGTCGTCTCCCACAGCAGCGCCGACCCCTAAGGTAACTGCGATTACTAAACCGAAGCAGATCAGGAAAGGTGAATTTATCCCCGCAGTGAGAAAGTCTGGTACCATGACCAATAAGGACCTGATCGGAGCGACACCCCAAAACACAGTTCCAACACCACCGCAGGTAAATTCTAGAGTGTCTGTGGCACCTGAGCAGGGTAAGGTTATACTGGGTGACAGAAATTACGATTTACTGTTTGACCCTAAGACCAAGAAAAGTGAACTTATTCGCATAGCGAAAAAGGTTAACGTTGAAAACGTCGATAACATGACGAGGAAGGAATTAATCGAAGCAACAACGAAACGCTTGAGATTTATGACCAACCGAGGTTTGACACGGAAAGCCCCGGTACCATTCGCTCCTAACAAGCCCCCTGTTACATCCACTCCTTCATTTTTCCCTAAAGCTCCTAATAGACCTCCAGTTACGACGACTCCATCATTTTTACAAGTAAAGCCAAAAGCACCCACACCCGATACCGGTTTATTAAACTATTCCCGAGGTGGCGCCAATGCCAAGGGTGGGAGTTTCTTAAACTTTTCCAACGGTGGAAAAAAGAACACGAACGTTCCCAACTTTCTCAAAAAGGCGAACGTACCCAATGCCAAGGGTGGGAGTTTCTTAAACTTTTCCAACGGTGGAAAAAAGAACACGAACGTTCCCAACTTTCTCAAAAAGGCGAACGTACCCAACGTTCCCAAAAAGGCGAACGTACCCAACGTTCCCAAAAAGGTGAACGCCCCCAACGCTAAGAAGGGTAAGAGTTTCTTGAACTTTTTCGGGGGTGGGAAAAAGAACTCGAACGCCCCCAGCGTTCCCAAAAAGGTGAACGCCCCCAACGCTAAGAAGGGTAAGAGTTTCTTGAACTTTTTCAGGGGTGGGAAAAAGAACTCGAACGCCCCCAGCGTTCCCAAAAAGGTGAACGCCTCTAACGCTAAGAAGGGTAAGAGCTTCTTCAATTATTTCAAGGGTGGTAAGAAAAAGAATGTCAATGTGAAGCCCAACAGCGGTACACTCCCACCTAATGTGAAGCCCAACAAGATTGAGAATAACAAAATAAATAACATGACTGAAGAGTTAATAAATAATGCAGTAAATAACGAAATCTCAAATTCTGTGCGAAAAAAGCAACTCAATAATGAAGCTAAGCGTCAAAACCGTGCCAAAAATAAGAACAACAACAATTTCAATGCCACCAAGGAGCTTAACAAGCAACTCAATAATGAAGCTAAGCGTCAAAACCGTGCCAAAAATAAGAACACCAACAATTTCAATGCTGGTACCGAATTTAACAAGCAAATGGCAATAAGAAACGTGACCGACGAGTTAATAACTCGTGCAGTAAATAACGAAATCTCAAATTCTGTGCGAAAAAAGCAACTCAATAATGAAGCTAAGCGTCAAAACCGTGCCAAAAATAAGAACAACAACAATTTCAATGCTGGTACCGAATTTAACAAGCAAATGGCAATAAGAAACGTGACCGACGTGTTAATAACTCGTGCAGTAAATGACGAAATCGTAAATTCTATGCGTAAAAATATCAATAATACGACTACAAACACCAAACTTAATAATGCGACTAAGAATATGATTCTTAGTATCAATAAGGCTACTACACTCGAGGAACTGCGGAAGATCTTTCTTAAGGGTACCCTAAAGCTTCATCCTAACAAGGGTGGAAATGAGGCCACTTTCAAGATATTTATGAACGCTCACAACAAAAAGAAAAATCTTTTAAATTCCGGAAATACAAAGAAGAATGATGTTAAAATAAATAACATGACTGAAGATTTGGTAAATAACGCAGTCAACGAAGAATTGACAACTGAAATCGTGAACGAAATCAATGCTGGACCTGTAACGGATGAAATTATCGACGATCTTGTTAGTAAAATAATAAACGAAACGCCTGTGATGAGACTTGGTGGCCGAGCAGCTGAACCCAATCAACTCACCAACGATATTTTAACTAATGTCGAACAAGATGTTTCGAAAGAGATCGTGACCACCTTTAACAACCCATTATTTAACAACAAACGGACTACAATTAACAATCCACTATTTAATAACAAGAAGGATGGATCCGAAGAGTTGAGTAATTATATAAACAATCTGGGACTACAAAACGAAAATAAACAAAAGCTCATGTCCTTGTTCAACACGACCAACCAAACACTGGAAGCTGCCAAAAGAAATGCGACAACGATACGTGACACCCGGAAATTGGAGAAGAATGCGAATTTCGTCTCGGAAAGAGATAAGCTCCGAAACAAGATTACAAAGGAACTGAATATGGTACCCAATAACAATGGTATGTTCAGTGAGCGCAGGGGTCTCACGAAGGGTAGAATTGGTATTTGGGCGAGAGAATTGAAACAGGCAAAGACGATGGAAAATTTAAAAAATATCGATAACAAGTTAGCTAAAAAGACAGCACTTCGCAGAGATATTGAAAATAAGTACACTAAGATGGGACTCACAAAAGTTGAAAAGATGAACCATAGACGAAAAACAATGAAATTTTTGAATAATGTCGACGCGAGGCGTGAGCTCGTAGAAATTCAAGTGAAGAATAAGACGAACAACAATAATAATACAAACTCAGTCATATCTAACTACAACTCGAATGCGAACTCGAACGAACCCAAGGGGAAAATGAAGTACGGATCTCGTGAGAATTTCATCAATGCTAAAAAGATTGAACTCCGAGAATTGGCAAAGAATACGAGTACAAACTTTGGTAGAAATATCAACCAGATGGAAACTCGAACAAACGTGGCGAAACTTCGTGGACGGATCGAAGGAGCGGTTCGTAGAAACAAGGCTTCATTTGAACCTGTGATGACCAATATAGATCGCATCAAGAGAGCCGGTGCGGCCGCTGAGGCGAAGCGTAAGGCGAAGGCTGAATTACGAAAGAAAAACAAAGAAGTCGCCAAAGCCACTGGAAGGGGTGTCAAGGCTACACAAAAAAAGCGACAAATGAAGCGTAAGTGAAACACGTAAATATTATAATTTCAAAAATAATGGATATCGACGACGATTGTACCGTGATTACCGACATGCCTCTCAGCGACGAGGTTGTCGATTTCATCGAACGGGGTATCCACCGTGATATGACTGATGATGATGTAGTGAATTGGTGCGACAATAACCTTGATGGTCTCGCATCCATATATGAAAAGTATCGGGGTACATACTTGTCATATGGGCAAGCGGAAATGACGCTCTTTTTTACACAGACGATTTATCAGCGAGAAGATGCGATGGAGATGATTAGTAGCTTTGTAGATTTTTTATGATTAAAGAAATAAAATTCTTTATAACAATGTCTACGTGTGGAGTATGCTGTGAAAAAATAAACAAATCAACGCACAAAAAAGTAGAGTGTCCTTTTTGCGATTTAGTGAGTTGTCGTTCATGTAGTCAAAGATATATACTTTCTTCATTCGAAGACCCGCATTGTATGGGGTGTAAGGCACTCTGGAATCGTGAATTTGTAGATTCGTTTTGTACAAAGGTTTTTAGAAATAAAGACTACAAAAAGCATAGGGAAAATGTTCTGTTCGACCGAGAGAAGAAGTTGATGCCACAAACACAGCCCGAAGTTGAAAGAATTATTCAATTGCGGAGACTAAGACACATCCTCCATAATCAGAGATTAGAACTCTTAGAATTACATCACAAACATAAGACAAATTTTGACACAGACGTCGTACACCCAGCGGTACTAAAACTGTACAGGGATATGGAAAATACGTATCGTCATTTAAATGAAATACGTTCACAGATTACGAATGTAGAGTTTGAACCAAGAAACTTTATACGTCAGTGTCCTTCGGAGCAGTGTAAAGGATTTTTAAATGAAGATTGGTACTGTGGTCTATGTAGTGTAAAATACTGTAAGGATTGTAACGTAACGTTACATGCGGATCATATATGTGACCCGGAAACCGCACAGACTATCCAGCTTTTGAATAAGGATAGTAAATCATGTCCCAAATGTGGTACAGTTATATATAAAAGTAGTGGATGTATGCAAATGTGGTGTGTAAACTGTCACACCGCATTTAACTGGAGAACAGGTGAAATAGACAACGGGCGTGTACACAATCCGCATTTTATAGAATTTAAAAGACTGAAGATGTCTTCTCGCGAGCACGGTGACATCCCATGTGGGGGGATACCGACGTTTAGAGAACTCAGGGAACACGACGCATCGAATGAAATGCTTCGGTACATGATGTTAGTGTCTCAACTGGAGAGGGAGCTTTTGTTTATGAATATAGAACCATTCGATAACACATCTATACGTATTGAGTATATGTTGAATGATATTTCTGAAGAAAACTTCAAGACACTTTTACAACGACAAGAAAAGTACGTTGATAAGACGAAGGAAGAGTACCATATATTTGAGCTCATCACACACACGTGTGGAGATCTTCTGAGGCAATATATTTTAGAACCAGAAAAACATGATGATATACTCAACCAGATGGAGTCGATTATGGAATATTCGAATGATGTATTTAAAATATTAAGATCTAGGTATAATTCAGGTACACCAAGAACTATAAATGTTTTATAGAACTCCCCGGGTTATACAGGGGCTTCTTACTGAAAGGGAGCGAATGTACATAATGGAAACCGCAGAAGATAAGTTCGAGGATTCTAAAATTACAACCGGTAAAATTATCGATACGAGTATTAGAAAAAGTAAAACAGCCTGGTTATCAAAAAAGGATCCTATAGTAAAAAACATTATCCAGAAATGCCTAAAATATACGGATAAACGTATGATGAATTGTGAAAAGTTACAGGTTCTCAAATACGAAAGGGGTGGTCATTACACATTTCACCAGGATTGTTTCATGGATGACACAAATAAAAGAATCCATACGTTTATTTTAGCTCTCAATGACACTTACGATGGTGGAGAAACATGCTTTCCCAATCTCAATACATCGTACAAATTGAAGGCTGGTGACGCTTTATTTTTTGATACTCTAAATATATTCGGGTGGATGACATCCAAGGCTTTACACGGCGGGTTACCTGTAAAGTCTGGTGAAAAATGGATTTGTAATTTATGGATTCGTGAATATCCGTATTTATTCTAAGTAATCCTTACAGATGGTATCACATTCGGGTGCGTCGGGTTGAGATACGCAAAGACCATTACATATGCCGGTAAGGTACTTGTCACAATCGGTCTTACATTGTTTGTGTTCATCTTTCCTTTCGGGGTCATTTAACACATCTTGATTACAGCTTGTTTTACAATATGTATATGTCTGGGGGTCATCCATAACCTTTGTATTTTCCAACATCCCATCGATCCTTGCGAGATCCATAAACTTGATCCTACCACCATTGGCATTAAGAGAAGCTACGAATGCTGGTACTTCCGGGTAAGGGAACATAGGCTTCTCGGTCTCCTCGGTCTCCTCGGTCTCCTCGGTCTCCTCGGTCTCCTCGGTCTCCTCGGTCTCCTCGGTCTCCTCGGTCTCCTCACCGGCATCGGGGTCACCTTCTAAATTCTCCGTCTGGGTTTTAATAACGATGACCGTGATGATTGCGGCGACGAGTATCAAAATGATTTTCCAATCAAACTTCATTATATTTATATACATATATTTTTTTACATATAGAGGTGTCTCCAAACTTTTCCGATAATATGAAAGTTCATCTACGGTTCAAAGAAGCGCAAGATTTTCCCACGTGTCTATGATCACCTCCAAAGCTTTACACGGTGGGAATCCTGTAAAGTCTGGTGAAAAAGTGTATGTAATTTATGGGTGCGCAAGTATCCTTACTCCAACTGATCCTTAACCTTCTCACGGTTCGCCATATGGAGTGCCTCGACGTCCGCCTTGTTCTGTCCCGTGTATGGGACGGCATATCCCTCATCGCACATCCACTTGTTTACGTTGGTCCACACACCATCTTCAGATACCCAAACCTCTGCGAGAACACGACCAAACTTACCTCTCGAATCCGCCTCGGGGCATCTGAGTTCGATCTCGATATCATCCTTCTCAGATGCGACCGCCTTCATACACCACTCCTTGAGCTTCTTCTTGGAGGGGAGACCAAACTTCTTCTCCTCTGCGTCAGATGTGCGAGACTCGGGTGTGTCAATACCTAGGAGACGAAC